TTTTTGTGTGTCTTTGTGTTTGTTTTTGTGTGGCTTGTTCCTGCGCAGCTGCGTTGGGTGGGTGTGTGTGGTTGTTTGTGGTAGTTTGGTTTTTTTGTTGTGTTTTTGGTTGTTGGGGGCCTTGGTTGGGTTTATATTTTTTATATCTGTAATAAATTTTGTATTTATTGACGGTTTGAATAAATATAAAAAATAGTTGATAATTCAAGATAATGGAAAAACTTACACCCGACAATCAAATTAAATTACAAAATATAATACAATATTATACTGAATATCGTAAAACTCACTATGATGACAATATAGGTATTGCCATTGAAAATAAACGACGAGAAGAAGAACAAAAAAAGATCCATAAAGAACTTCAAAAATTAAAAGATGTCAAAACAACAGAAAAATATATATTATTGAATAATGAAAAATACAATATATATGAACAGATTGAAACATATGAACATGATATTGAAACATATGAAGATAAAATTTGTGAAAACGAAGATTTCATAGAACTAAATAAGAAAAATGAAACACTTGAAAAACTCAAAACACTTTATCAATCAATAGAAAAACAGCAACTTGATACAATAAATAGTGAAGGTGTAAATATAAAGTTTTTAGAAGACAATAATATCAATGTATATCTAATGTTATGATAAATTAGTTTATAAAATTGATTTTTTTAGAAAAATTGAAAGAATGAAAATAATATTCATAAGTTATTTTCATTCATGGCATCAGTATTGGTATTGGATCAAAAGAAGCGCTTTCAACAAGAATTAAATCGGTATATTTGTAGTTTACCTGTATTTATTTTGACATCACGATTCAATGATAATACATGGTTAGAAAATACGAAATATAGAGAAAAATATCCCAAATTTGGTTGTATTTATTGTTCTCCAGAACGTATTTCACAAAGAATTCCTATAAATCAAGTTAATTTCGTATTAGAAATGAACAATGAAAGAAATTGTATTATGGGAATTGGTATGATACGTAATCGACCATATAATAATACATTTTCAGTTTATGACAATCAGAATTATCATCGTTATCAATATGTAGGCAAATCACGTATTGATCGTAGTGAAATGAACACACAAGAAGAAACGATTATGAAAGTTTTTGATATTCTTTGTTTTAAAGGGAATAAGCATCAAAAAAGGGGTCATGGATTGAAGATATTTTCTTTGGATATGTTGTTTCGTTGTTCTAAAATTATGGATTTGGTCGATTTTATATATCAAATGTTTGTACGTCGTTCTCTTATCCAACTTGATAAATAAAGACATTCAAATCATATAACTCATTATACTAATAAATATTAAGATTTATACCAGTGAAGATTTATCGGTTTAATTATCACCAAATATTCCTTCAAATATACTACTTACTGCAAGTGCACCTAAATTAAATCCGAATCCCATTTTTACATATTGTGCGAATGATGTATTATCAGAAACTTCTACTTTCTGTGAGTCACCGGCACCACTTTCATTTTTTGAAACCCCTCCTTTCTTTTTATCATTATTTTTTTTTGTTTTTTCAATAAGTTCCTTTAATTTATTTTTAGATACAAAAACTTGTTTTACTAATACACCATTTTTATATTTTTTGAATATATCTCCTGTGATACTAGGATCACGTGTTTTCGTTTCTAAAGGTTCTACTGTATATTTTATTCCTTTTGTTTTTTTATTAGAAATAATACGATTTTTTACTGTACGAATTTTTATTGTTTTTGTGGATTTTTTCGTTTTTGATGGCATTTATATATAATTTATATATTTTATTGTTTTATTTTTGTATTTATGTATTTATGAAAATATTTTTTGTATTTTATGAATTTAAACCTTGTATTAAGTATATATTAATATTGATATGAACAATAAATCCGATTTGTATAACGTACAAAATTATACAGATGAACAATTATTTCAGATATTAGATTTGGACAATCCTACCGATCGAGAACTTGAAGCTAAAATTCATCATATGATTTGGAAATATAGTAATTTTCAAAATGATTCTGGTAAACAATTGATGTTTTTTTTTCAAGATATTTATGATCATTTTTTTGATGATGAACAACAAGATTATGATGATAATGGTATTGAAGGAATGGATAATATGACACCAGCAGGGGCTACAGCAGGGGCAGGGGCAGGGGCTACGTCAGGGGCAGGGGCAGGGGCTATAATAGCATCAAATGATCTATCGTCACGTAATTATTCATATTCTATTCCAATTGATTATTCAAAAGACAATCTTAATCCATTATTGAAGCAAACTATAAAACGTATTGTTAGTATTGAAAGTAAGTTTCGTGAAAATTCTAATACTACTTCTACCAATTTTACTTTAAATTTAGCTACTCCATTGAAAGATGTTGTTTCTTTAAAATTATATTCTTATTCAATCCCTTATAATTGGTATACAATTAGTAATAGTTATGGTAGTAATTTTTTTTATATCAAAGGAAATACACCAGGTATAAATGATGGAAACTATATTTTTCAAATAAAAATTGATATTGGAAATTATACTGTAGAACAATTGATTGATTCGGTAAATGTTCAATTTAAAGCATTACAAAATAATACTTCATTTTCTGATATTAGTTTTGGAACAACTGGTTTGACATATAATAAAAATACATCAAAATCTACTTTGATTTTCGATATTAAAAAAATTTTTAATGAAACATCATATGAACTTTATTTTACTGGTTGGACAACGCCTAATGCACCAATAGAATCTAGAAATACTTCTATACCTTCATTTTTTGGATTTAATTATGGTTTTAATAATAATAATTTTTATATGCCTTATACTGCTTCTATGGTAAGATCTGTTTGTGATTTTCCTTTAACATATGGTAAAGGTTATATAGATAGTGATTTTTCTATTGCTGATTTTAAATTGGATTTATCCAATAATTGGTTTAATATTATTCAATATTTAAATCCTAATGATTCTAATGGTTCAAATTCTTCTAATGATTCTGATAATTATTATGATGTTAGTAAGTGTACTATTATTGATACTTATTCAGTAAAATTTTCATTAAAACCTGATCTATTATACTCAAGATATTCGTTGTATCAAGATATTAGAACCCAATTGGCTAATAATATTTATTTACAAAATTCTTCACTTGAACGTGTTGATATAGATATTAGCGAAAATATTATTGGTAATGGGTTCTCACAATATCAACTTAATATTGAATTGAATCGATTTACTACAAAAAATGTTTTGAATTCTAAATTGGTTGTTGAATTTCCAAATGATACAATAATATGGTTAGGACCTACTTCGGCATTTCATTTTGTTAATAGGGTTAATGATTTGAGTACTATTACTTCAGAAACAAACAGTGTAGAAAGTATTTATGTTATATCTAGAAATCCTACTATTACGTTTAAATGTAATAATCAATATTATAAATTAGAAGATATTGTTGTAGATATTTCATCATCACCTGTATCTGGATATTCACGTGCAGAATATATAAAGACCATAGATGAAGGCTTTGCGAATGCGAATGTTGGAACGATTGATGGTTCTAATCCAAATGGTATTTTTGATTTAACTAGAACAGCTGCTTTTATTAATTATAATTATAATTCAGTCTTTCAATTAAATATTGATTTAACACGTAGATTCACAAATTCTTATTATACTTTGAAAATTGATGATAATTCTATTTTGAAAACACTAATTAATATACCTAACGGTGAAATTAACTTATCAGGGAATGTTAATACATTCACTTCTCAGTTTCGTTATAGTGGTGGTGGATATACAGTCAATTCAAGTCAAAATACATTATTAACCATATTACCTTCAGGAATCCAAAATGCGGATGCACCACCTTTTGTTGTTGAAATTTCTATTCCAACTACACCTAGTGGTTTTTATACTTTTCCATATTTTTCAGATTTGGAAACAGCAATTAATCAATCTTTTACATATTATATAGATAATATTGATATTTCAAATAATATTAATCCATTGTCTAACTGTAATATTTCACTTGTACGTTCTAAACAAAATTCTGACTATATAGATGTTTCATTAAATATTTCAGTTGTTAAAGTGTTGATACAAAAAGATTATACTATGACATTGGGGAATAGAAATGGTGTTGATATTAGTTGGAATGTTGAATCTAATTCTTGGTATAATTATTGTTATTTTACTCGTCCTGATTATGATCTAAGTGATTTGTCATATAATATTGAAATTGCGAGTTATTCTCAAATACCGGGTAGTCAGCCTTTTAAGGTTGTGAATACTCTTGTTATAAATAAAGATAATAATACTATTTATTTAGTTCCTAAAAAAACAGCAAATGGATTATATACAAGCGAAATAAATGCGAATTCAATTGTTTTGACTCTTCCTATTAAGGAATATACTCGTTCTGAATTGATTGATGCTTTGAATAAATTATTATCGACTGCTATAACACCTAATGGACAACCTATAGCGAGACATTCGTTTTTTAAAAGTTATCTTAATAATAATGACGGACTTACTTATACTAGATTTCGATTTAATATAAATAAAGTTTTTACTGGGGCAGATTTTTTATTGATTTTTTATGATCCTTTTAGTTTTACTTCATGTTTTACTATTGCAAAAACTATTCAAAATACTACTTGGGATTCTACGTTGGGTTGGATTTTAGGATTTCGTAATTTTACTCAATATAATTTAAATAATGCTTATATTAATCCATATACAGGTATTGTTACTTTGACATCTGATACTACAGTAAGTGTTTATATTTATAATTCATTTTTAATTATTTTGGACGATTATAATCAAAATTATATGAATGATGGTGTAGTTACTACTAGTAGATCAGATACGGATTTTCCATTACCTTCCTATACATCACGTGCTACTTTTTTTTGTGATAATAATAATAATAAATTGATCTCATTGAATCAAACGTCTATTAATAGTACAGGTGATAATACAAATGTTGAAAAACGTTTGACACAAAAACAAATTTATGGTGCTCAGGAAATATTGAATAATAGGCTTGGAATAAATAATCAAATAAATTCGATTTCAAATTCTTTAAGTTCTGTGAAAACAAATCAGAAATATTTTTCGAATGGACCATTTGCGAAAGATGTATTTGCGTTTATTCCTTTAAAATTATCTGGAATAGCACAAAATTCACTTTATACGGATTTTAGTGGTACTTTACAAAATCAAGAACGTGTTTATTTTGGACCTGTTAAAATTCATCGTTTTAAAGTCACTTTATTGACTGATCGTGGTGAAATTGTTGATTTAATTGGTGCGGATTGGAGTTTTTCGCTTTTATGTGAACAATTATATCAACAAAGTAAAACTTAATTAGGGGCTTGGGTAGGGGCTTGGGTAGGGGCTTGGGTAGGGGCTTGGGTAGGGGCTTGGGTAGGGGCTTGGGTAGGGGCTTG